GGCGTACGTGGAGTCCGTGCACACGGTCACCAGTTCACCTCGCGCGATCTCCTCGGACAGGATTTCGTGCGCTTCGATCAGGGCACCGAGTTCGCCCGTGTTGTTCGATTGTTTCCCGACCACGCGTCTCGAGACGTTTCTCGGATCGTCATCGCCGAAATAAATCCCTATTCCCGCGATGGCGTTGGGTTTGCCATTGTGCATACACGACCCGTCCGTGTACACGTAAATCATCTTTTTTGCATATCTCGCGTTTCGTTTAATCTCAGTCGTCGTCCACAAAGTATCTCCATTGCGACTTGTATTTCGTGTACACCAGGTCGTAGATGTTTCCCGTCGGCGCCTCGTCGAACGGTCCGGCGAAGGTACGATCCGTCGTCAACGGGTGGGATTTCGCCTTACACGCCTCTTTGTTTGGCCACACACCGAAATTCGCAAACACGAAATACTCCGGCGGCTTCAACGCGTCCTTGCCCGCACGGTACTGCTTCATGACCTGAACCTGACCGACGATGGCGGCGTAAAAATTAGGCAACTCGAGTTGAAACTCTTTGACCATTTTGGTATGGTTCACCGTGAGTCCCATGTTTGATTGAGATTGAGAAAAAAATATTTGCGAAAAGTAACCAACGTGACGCGATGGATCCTAAGATCATCGGTCTGATAGTAGTGATCCTCCTCGTCGTGGGTTACATGTTGCGCAACATCTTCTCCGAAGAAGACCCAGAACTTTCCCAGGCTGAGGGTCCGGCGGCGGAAGGAGGCGTGGACGACGCGGACGCGTCCCCGGAAGCGATGACCGAAGCGGCGCAGGTCAGCAACGAAGACGTCGTCCCAGAAGGCGCCGAGACCGTGGAGGAACCGGTCGCCGAGAACGAACCGAGTGTCGACGACCCGAAGAAAATCCAGGGGCTCGTCGGCTGGTTTACGGGTGACAGTTGGGATGAAGAAAACGAAATTTGGAAGGACTTGTCCGACGCCAAGAACGACGCCACCGACGTGAAGGGGTCGATCATCACCGATTCGTCCAATTTCAGCAACAACAACAAGTACCTCATCGGGGGTGTCGACGCGGGCATTCGCTTCCCGCAAGAGTGCATGAGCACGGGTCGCAAGTACACCATGATAACCGTCGCGAGATACAACGGCTCCACGCGCGGACGCATCTTCGACGGCGTCGGGGGTAACTTTTTCAGTGGATTCCACCACGGGTGGACGGGCGGTGCGCACCGCGATGGGTCGTATTGGATCGCCTGGAACGGTCACCCGAGCGATCACGACAAGGAGAGTCAAAAGTTCATCGTTCACACCGACATGAAGGCACTCCTTCGAAGAAACGGGATTCGACGATCCGGGTTGACCAACCACCGAGGACAAATTCCGAGACAGATGTCCATCAACTACGGGAACACGAACGAAAAATCCGACTGGGCGGTCGCCGAGGTCATGTTTTTCCGTGGCGAACTCCCGGCGTCTGAATACAAAAAGATCGAGACGTACCTGTTCAAGAAATACATGATTTCCCGCGAGATTCGACCCAAGGTGCACACCGCGCAGGCGTGGTCGCGCGAGCCCCAAGGTGTCGTGAACACGGGACACATCTGCGGCGACGAAGGCATGTTGAACAACACGTTTTTGATCAGACACCGTCACAACAACGACCCGAACGGCAATTTCGATTTCAGAGGCGATTGCATCCAAGCCATGGACGGTGGCATCGAGGACAAGAATGGACAACTCGTGTCGACCGAGCAGGGTGAGTGGTGGGACCAATACACGAAACTCATCGACATGGATTGCAAGGACAAGGCGATCGCTGGGTACGAGTTCAACGCCGTCGGCGACAAGAACCTTCGCACCAAGTTTTCGTGTCACAACGCCCCGCTCAACAAGCAATCGTGCTACACGAAGGAACGCGCGCTCGGGCAAAAGGGGTCGGGTACGATGTTTGAGACGCTCGATCACGCAGTAATCGGGTGCGATTCACCCGCTCAAGCGATGACGAAGATCGAGTTGGTCGACGAGGACGGACAACTCAAGTACAAATATAGATGCTGTAACCTCGAAGATTTGTAATCAAAAATATTTTCGTGTATCAATATAATATAACATGAGTGCGGCTTTGATAGGGGGTCTCGTGCTCCTCATCGTCGTCGCGGTCATCGGGATCTTGATGATGGGCGGCGATTCGTCCGCCCCCGCACCCGGTCCCATGACGCCTGAAGAAGAATACAACCCAGACACCGCGGCTCAGGAGGTTCCCCAACCGCCGGTCGGCGAAGAAGACGCGCCCGCGCTCGAAGAAGAACCAGAGGTGGTCGAACAGGAGGTCCCCCAGGATGCACCGTCGGTCGACGACCCTACCGCGGTCGATGGGTGCGTCGGTTGGTTTACCGGTGATTCATTCGACGAGGACGAACAAGTGTGGAAGGACAAGTCCGGGAAGGGGAATGACTGCACGGAAATCTTAGGTACGATTTTCAAGACTGATGACTCGAACGGGAACATGTTCATTCAAGGCACGAAGGAGGATGGCTTGAAATTTCCGAAGGAGTGCATGACGCGAAACAAGAAGCACACGTTCATTTCGGTGGCGAGATTTACGAGTTTGAGCGATGCCCAAAATAACCATCGCCTCTTCGACGGCGTCGATGCGAACTATTTGGTCGGGTTCCACGGGTACGGACCGTGTCACGGCGTCGTCGGCACCGGTCACCGCGCAGGGAACGGGTGGGTGGGACACTGGGAGTGTGCCGTGCACAACAAGGACGCCGACGGAAACCCTGCGTGGGTGTTGCACACCGATCAAAAGAGTAAGATGTGGACCAACGGTGCCCGAAAGACGGGAAAAACCACTCTCGGTGAACAGCGCACGAGTCAGATGACGATCAATTGGGGCATGGGACGCGGATGGGGTCAGGCGTCCAATTGGTCCGTCGGCGAGTGCATCTTTTACGATCGCGAATTGAGCGCGGACGAAATCGAAAAGGTGGAACTCATGTTGCACAAGAAATGGAAAATTCCGCGACGCGTGCAGGTGGGCGTGTGGGTCCACAACAGTATTTGGTCGAGATACCACAAGGACGGTGGTTACACCAATCAAGACGTGATCAAGACGCTCGGTCGTTTCGGGGTCGATTGTGGTGACAAGGGATTGAACGATAACTCGCGACTCATCCAGCATCACTACTGGAACGCCGAACAAGAGAAGTGGCTTCCGAATGGAAACTGGGGTGTCGACGGAGGGTGCCAAGTGAACACTGCCAGTGGTCCCGGCGCGAAGAAGAAGACCCAGTGGACGTCCACGGACGAAAGCGTTTCTTGGCAAACGCGCCTGTCCAAGGCGCTCGACATCGATTGTGGTAGAAACGGTCTTCAAAATTGGGAGTTTGAATTGAACCCGGACGGATCGCAGTTCCGCGTCCAGTACCAATGCTCCGCCGACAGATTGGCCACGCAGGCGTGCACGAAAAGGTTTAACGTCGCCCAAGGAGATGGAAGAGAAGACATGAACATGCCCGACAGCACGCACGGGATCCAGGCGGCGTGTTTGTCCGGATCGGTGACGAACAAACTCAAGTGGTCCCAAGTCGATGGTAAGTGGGGCTACGAGAGCACGTGTTGTCCGGTCGAGGATAAATAAAATCTTGCATGTTGATAATAGAACATGAGCGCGGCTCTGATAGGGGGTCTCGTATTACTCATCGTCATCGCGGTCATCGGAATCATGATGATGGGCGGTGACGACGCAGCACCCAGCAAAGCCCCGGCACAGGATTTGTCCGAGGTGACCGATCCAGAACAACTCGCGACCGGTGCGAACGCCGCCGCCGAGGGTGGTGACGAAGCGGCAGAAGCGGCGGCAGCCGCGATGCAAGAGGAATCTTCCGAGAGCGGCGAAACGACGGCGGTCGAGGTCACGGACAGCGACCCCATGCTCGAACCGAAAGATGTCGAAGGATTGGTCGGACACTTTACGGGCGAGTCGTGGAACGAAGACCAAAACGTCTGGAAGGATCTGTCGGGTAAGGGCAACGACATCACGGACGTGATCGGTACCCCGCTCGTCTTCGACGCGGACGATAACGCCAAGCAAAAGTACGTGTACGGTGGCAAAAGCGACGGTTTCCGAGTGCCGCAAGAATGTCTCACGCGAGGCAAAAAATACACGTTCTTTCACGTCGCTCGATACGGGTCGACGAACAAAGCCGATCAGCACAGAATTTTCGACGGCGTCGACGCGAACAACTTGTCTGGATTCCACAATCAACACGTCGGCATGGCGCACCGCGATGGCTCGGGTGCCCTCGGACACTGGTGGTGGGGTGGAGAGGATAATTACATGAACCACTTTTACGGATTGGGTGCCGACGAACCTTCAAAGTTTTTGATCAGCGTCGACCAGAAACGAAAGTACCGAGTCGACGGCATGACTCGCACGGGTCATTCGGGTGGACGCGAAATCGTCACGTCCCAGATGACTGTCAACTACGGTCAGGCGAAGCAGAGTAACTGGGGTGGTCACGGCGAAATGTCCGTGTGGAACATCGGGGAGATGATCTTCTTCAACCGAGAGTTGAGTGAGGATGAAATTTTCAAACTCGAAAATTACCTCTTCAAACGATGGGACATTCCCAGAAAGGTGTACGTGACGCACGGGCAGTGGCCTCACAACAACTGGATGCGCGAGGACGGGTGGTCGAACGATCGTCCGTGGGGAGGCATCAACAACACGGGCGTCGCGTGTGGAAGCGACGGCGTGATGACCTTTTACCGTTCGGGAAACAGACACCACTACTGGAACGCTCAAGAAAATAAGTGGCTTCCGAACATGCACTGGTACCCGGAGGGTGCGTGCATCAACAACGTGCACGACGGACAAGACCAAAATCTTCAGGAGAAGAAGGGTCCGATCGTGAACATTCGGGACACGAGCACGACCGATCGACAAAAGTATCACAAACTCCTCGACATCGATTGCAAGAACAAGGGGATCAACAGTTACCGATTCGAAAAGGTGGGCGACGATAACATGCGATTGATTTACAAGTGTCACAACCAGCCCGTGGTCAAGCAGAGTTGCGTGGACGCGAACGTGTACGACCACAATCGCGGTGATAAAAGAAGCCAGGACCTCTACGAAGCGATCGATCTCATCGATGCGCAGTGCCACGGCAAGGCGTTGACGAAGATCCAGGCGTACGACAGAGAGGATGGTCAGATGTCACTCAAAGGTCGATGCTGCGCGCTCGAAGACCAAGACTAGGTCTTCTTCGGTGTCCGTGCAGTTCGTCATTCTCGCGTTCAAGTTTCTCAAGTCTTCGAAACAGCCATGCGTTCTGCTCTCGCAGGGCTTCGTACTCCAGACGGAGCACATCCAACTCAGACGGTTCCGTGACAACCTTCCGAATTGGCTGATCTTCCTCCTCCTCCTCAGGCTTCGCCCGCTTCAGGGACGCCGTCGCTCGAGTGTCCACCATGGCGTGCGTCGTCGTGTGGGGTGCCCACCCAGGGGAAATTCAAATTTCGACCCCCCGCGCGCGCCCGATCCGAAAAAAAAATCTTGGCTATAAGTACAACAACTACAACCATGGCTGGTGGTCTCATGCAATTGGTGGCTTACGGCGCTCAAGACGTTTTCCTCACTTCGTCGCCGAAGGTGACGTTTTTCCAAGCGGTCTACAAGCGACACACTAACTTCGCGATGGAGACGATCCAACAAACGGTCAACGGCAGCCCGTCTGCGTCCTCCCGTGTGTCCGTCACGGTCGCTCGCAACGCTGATTTGCTCGCTGACATGTTCGTCGAGCTCAAGGCGGCGTCCTCCGGTCTCTCCACGGACACCGAAGGTGACTCTGCGTGCTGGTTGGCGGAACGTGCCATCTCCAGCTGCGAATTGTCGGTGGGTGGACAAAAAATTGACAAGCACTACCAAAAGTGGTGGCGTTTGTACTCCGAGCTTTACTTGGATGAGTCCAAGAAGGCGAACTGGGCGAAGATGACCACGGGTTTCCACGACTCCACGGTGTACTTGCCGCTCATTTTCTTCTTCAACCGCAACCCGGGTCTCGCGTTGCCGTTGATCGCTCTTCAGTACCACGAAATCCGCCTCGATTTCGACCTTTCTTCCGAATTCGACACCTACACGGATGGTTCCACGTTCAAGGTTTGGGGTAACTACATCTTCCTCGACACTGAAGAACGCCGCCGGTTTTCTCAAAAAGCGCACGAGTATCTCATCGAACAGGTGCAACACACTGGTACCGACACCGTCGATGCCGGTGCCACCAAGCAAGTGCGCTTGTCCTTGAACCACCCGGTCAAGGAATTGGTCTGGTGCTTCGGTAGTTCCAGTCCGGCGGGTCGCGGTTTGTGGAACTTTGCGTCCAACGTCGCCGCCACGGACGTCATCCTCGAATCCAACCCGACTGCGCTCGCGGATTCCAACTGCTTCGTGCCGATCACCCAAGGTACGGGTGCCCCGCTCTACAAGGTTGGTACGGACGGTTCCGCCTGCCAATGGGTCGAAGACGGCGCTGCCGGTTCCACCCGCTCCGTCGGTCCGCTCGCCACCTGGAAATTGGTGCTCAACGGTCAAGACCGTGCCGCTGAACAACCGGGTCGCTATTTCAACCAAGTGCAACCGTTCGTGCACCACTCCGGTACCCCGTACCCGGGTGTCTACGCGTATTCCTTTGCCCTCGAACCGGAGTCGCACCAACCGACTGGTACCTGTAACTTCAGCCGCATCGATAACGCGCAAGTTGCCGTCACCCTCAAGGCGAACACCGGTAACTCCACCACGATGCACCTCTTTGCGACTAACTACAATATCCTTCGCATCCAATCCGGTATGGGCGGTCTTGCCTTCTCCAACTAAGCAGTGCGCTGTTTTTTGATAACAATAACTACGTCAATTTTCTGATTTTTGTCAACCCTAAATCATAAAATTGAAATTGCAATTAATATCATGTGTGTGGCGATCATCACGAGTTCGGGGAGCATTCGATTCGTGAGGATGAACGGAACGACGGATACCATGAACATCAGGTGAATCCACAGCGCGCAGACGTGAGACGGCACTTTACAGTGTACCATCGAGTTCGTGATTATCGACACGAAGAAGTTGAAGAACATCAACCCCGAATCCTTCCACAGCCCCACCGCGAGTTCGCATATGGACCACACCCAGAGGTGTGCCGTGGGCGTCGCCCTCGTCGGGTGCGGTCGCGCCTGCAATTCCACGGGTATCACCTGTTCTTCGTCGTTTCGACCTATACACAACGACTCGTCGGGGTGGCGAACCAACCTCCACATGGGCACGTATCGATTTTTATCTTTATCAATTGTAATGTTGAACGCAAACAAAGAAAAGATTCGTCAGGAAGCCCGCAACCTCGGGTTGAAGACGGAGACCGTGCGCTCGGACGGCAAGCGCGTCAAGGTCCGATACGACGTCTTGCAAAGACAAATCGCCCAACTGAAGAAGAGCGACAACAGCGCGATGAAGATGGCGAAGGTGAATGCGCGGAAGATCAACACCTTCGCAAAGCGAACGGTGGTGCAACGTAACAATTACAAGGATGAGAACGCGTTGAACAACGCCTTCTACAACGCCGACAACATCCCGTTCAACATGCGAAACAACGCGAAGAACGCGATCAATCACAAGTTCAAGACGGCGTTGGTCAACGACATCGCCGCGACGCCGAAACTCAAGCGATCGGCGGTGGCGCTCGCGACCAGGATCAAAGGATTCATCGCGTCCAGACAATTCGTCAAGGCGGTCGTCACCGTGACGAGTCTGTTCCATGTGGTGGCGCTGTACCAGAACCCGCGCGCGGCGGACATGATTCTGGACGAGATGAGCACGATCCCGTTCGTGCGAGCGGTGGCGCGGTCGAACAACGGAAGCCGCGCCGCGCTCTTCGCCCGACTGATGAGCGCGTTCGGTTCGAGTCCGACGGAAGCACAGTTGATTTACGAATCCGTGTTGGCGACAATACCCGGCAACGTTCACAGACGTTCGTTGGCTGGGATCATGTTGAACTATTTGGGTATGGTGGTGTTGTCGCTCATATCCATGCTTCCGTGGAAGGGTGCCTCTCGAGCGACGTCCTGGAGACTCCTGTCCTTCATCTTCAAAGTCATCGAACAAGTGTTCCCGGATGTGGCGCGACTCGTGTTAAACGTCATCGTCGAACGCAAGAGCAAGGCGAACAGCCGATGGAAGGGTCTCGGCAAAGGTCTCGTGACCGTCGCGCTTCCATTGATCGCGAAACAATCTCTCGGGTAATATTACAACAATGAAGGACCTCGCGTTACCAGTCGCGTTCACCGTGGTCGGTGTCATGGGCATCCTCAGCACGCGCGGTGCGAGAGGTGCGAACATCAATTTTTTCCCAGGCATGGAGAAGGGGTTCCGCCGCCCCTTGGTGTTGGGGATCCTGTCCCTTCTCCTTTCGCGAACGTCCGCGATCACGGAACCTCCCAGACGACTCGAACAGGCGTTACGCACGGTGCCGGCGAAGATCTTCTTCCTCTTCACGGTGAGTTTCCTCGCGAGCCCGGACGTGGAGAACGCGGTGTTCCTGTCGTTCCTGTTCTTGGGTATCATTCAACTCCTTCGCTCGAAGGATGAGCGCGAGCGTCACCCGTACATATTATAACGATCTCCGACGACGCTTTGGTCGCATTCATGCCGTAACTCCACGACACGTCGATGATGTCGTAGTCTTTGTACAACTCGCGAATGTACGGCGAGTCGTTGTACGTCAACACCCAGTCGCGTTCGACGCCTCCGAGCGCGCGACGCAATCCCTCGTGATCGAAGGTTTCGTGTAAGTCCCCTCTGTTCCCGTACAGTTTCGACCTCTTGTCGAGATAGTAGGGTGGATCGACGAACACGAATCCTTTCCTCCCCTTCCCGTGCGTGGCGAGGAAGGTTGTGAAATCCTCGTCGTGGACGTCGACGTCGGACAAGTCCAAGTCTCGCACGCGATCGATGGACGACGTCGTGAACCTCTTCTTGGACGACTCCTCGGAGAACCCACCCGACAAAGTCGCCCCACTGAACGAACACCTGTTGATGACGAAATATTTCACCGCCCGTTCGAGGGCGTCCGGTTCGTCCAAGATGCTCTCTCGCATGCGTTTGAAATCATCCTTGGACACCCCTCGGGCGTGGACTTTGTGCAGTTCGGCACACAGTCGATCTTTGTCGTGTTTGCACGCGCGCCAAAAACTCACCAGAGGTTGAAATTTGTCGTTGAGTATCAGTGTGGTCCGTCGGGTATCGCGGAGGTGAAACTCGAACGACCCACCTCCCGTGAACGGGGAGACGACCTCCGAGGTGTCGAGGTGTTCTCGATCGACGATGTCCAGTAGGGTTTTACACGCCCGTGTTTTCCCACCTGGATATCGCAGTGGCGATTTCATGTCATCCATAGTCATCATCCCTTTAAGCCATTTGGTATTTTTTCTGGGTCGTCCAACGAGTACGGACTCGGCACCAAATCGCGAATGTTCACGGGTTGAAACGCACACGTGACCGAGAAACTGGTCTTCGAGTGGGTCTTCACTCGAACGCGCATGCGCTGTTGCACTCGAAACTCCGGAACCCCATACCCAGCCGGGTCTTCGCCCAGGTGATACAACCCATAGCCCTCGACCTGAATGTACGCGTTACCCTTTTTGCGGTAATACTTTTGAATCGAGTCGTCGTCGACGTCTATGTACTGGTCTCTGTACAGGGGATTGGTTTGTTTCAACTTCATGAGTTTGTGTCGGGTGAGGTTGGGTGGAAGGTTCGGAATGCGCACCTGGTCGAGGTGTGGGAACGTCCCCGTCCATCGACCGTGCACGAATTTGATTTTCTCCTGACCCCAGTCCGGTGTCATGGCTTTTTTGATTTCTATGTCCCCGTACCGACATCGAATGTCGTTCCCTTTGCGACTGTGCCCCTCCAACGAACACGCGTCGTGACTGACGTTATCGAAACACTTGCGTTCGTACCGTCGACCGGACCTCGACGACTCCGACCCGTTCCTCGGGAAGAAGGAGTGTCTCAGCGCGTTGTGTATGGTGGTGATTTCTTGTCTCAGGGTGCGTAACATGTCTTCCATCTGTCCGACTGCGTCACTTTCGGCAGTCTTCTTTTCTACGTACACGGTAAATGTCTAAGCAGCAAGAGCGTGAAATCGAAGAAGGCGAAATTGTGGAAGACGACGTCTTGGTCGACGAAGACGACGAAGAACTCTCCGACGAAGAAGAGGAGATGGTGTACGACGACGAAGACGTTCCGGACGTCACGGATCTTCTCGGCAGCGTGTTGATGACCCCGGACGGCGACACGGTGTGCTCCGCGCTCTGCGCCATCGCTCAGGCGATGGACATGCAAAACAAAATTTTGATCAAGATTTTGTCCAAGCTCTCTTAGAGAATTGAATTTAATGTGAGGTAAGATCATGACGACGGCAGAGGAGGGGAAAATGCATTTCGTCGATAAGGACGCCGACCGTGAAGAGTCTGAAATGGAAACGTATTACACGAGGATTCAGACCCTTGACGCAGAGACACTCCTTCGGTACGTGGCGTGGTTGGAACACAAGTGGTGGTTGACGCGAGAGCGCGCCGACATACACTACGCGTGTCGACTCGGGTACGAACAGTTCTTCGACCACTCGGAGTTGACGAATGGGTTCCCGAGACACGCGGTCATCACCACGGTGGACGAGAAGCGCTCGAGGGAGATTCGCATCCTCAAGAGCGTGGGGGCGAGGATCAAGGCTTTGGACATGGCGGAGTACAGACTCCCGGACGACGACTTAGAGTTAGGCGAGCGACACACGCGATTGATGAAACAGGTGAACGACGCGTTCAAGAACGTGCGTCTGCACGTGATGCACGCCCAGCGCATCACCCAACCGCGGGAGAGTCCGCTCAAGTTTGACATCGACCCTGAGTATTTCGACGGCACCCCCATGCCCATGTTAGAGTCGTCGCTCAAAGAGATGTCGCCGTACCAAAGAGCGATCGTCGGGTGTTTGGCGAAATTGTACGAGAAAGGGTTGCGTCGGTACAAGGACAACGTGTGCGTGCAGCGTCTGTCCGAGGGGAAACCGACGCGGGCGTGGATGCCCGTGTTCACGATTCAAGAGTTCGTCTACCACGTGGCGTCCAAGGAGGACAACTACGAGATGTGGAAGGACCTCACGAGTAAGGGGTCGGGATTCAAGGATGTCATCAACCATTTGACAAACTGCGTCGATCATCAATTTCCGGAGATTCACAAGAACAGGCACGTGTTCTCGTTCAAGAATGGGTTGTTCAACGCCAAGGAGTGGATTCCGAGCAAGGGTGTGTACGGCTGTCGCTTCTACCCGTACGAGTCCAAGGAGTACATGGCGTTGGATCCCACGATCGTCGCCGCGAAATTCTTCGACCAATATTTCGAGGAATACAACGTGCTCGACTGGTACACGGACGTGCCGACGCCGCACATGCAAAACATCATGGACTACCAGAGTTTCGACGAAGACACGTGTCGGTGGTTGTATTGTATGGGTGGTCGGTTGTTGTTCGACGTGAACGATCTGGACTCGTGGCAAATCATCCCGTACCTGAAGGGTGTCGCGCGGTCGGGCAAGTCCACGCTCATCACGAAAATTTTCAGAAAGTTTTACGACAGCGAGGACGTGCGTACGCTCTCGAATAACATCGAGCGTAAGTTTGGTCTGTCGAGTATTGCGAACGGATTCATGTTCATCTCGCCAGAAATTTCCGGTGAGTTGCAACTCGAACAAACGGAGTTTCAATCTTTGGTGTCCGGCGAGGACGTGTCGTGCGCGGTGAAGAACAAGGCGCCGATGAATATGACGTGGAAGACGCCGGGCATCTTGGCTGGGAACGAGGTTCCCGGGTACAGGGACAACAGCGGGTCCATCCTTCGACGGATGTTGACGTGGAACTTTGGGAAGACGGTCAAGGACGACGTGGTGGATCCACACTTGGACCAAAAGTTGAACGACGAGTTACCGGCGATTTTGTACAAGTGTGTGTTGGCGTACATGGACTACAGTCAAAAATTTAGCGGCAAGGATATCTGGAACGTGACGCCTCCATACTTTAAGCGCGTGCAGAAGCAGGTGGCGATGAACGTGTCGAGTCTGACGAATTACTTAGAACAACCGGAGGTTGTCTACGGGAAGGAGTTGTGCGTGCCTCAAAAGGTGTTCGTGATGCAGTATAAGAATCACTGCACGCTTAATAACCTCGGGAACCCTAAGTTCAACCCAGACGCGTACGCCGGTGCGTTCAACGCGCGCGATCTCACGGTTCAGAACGCGACCATGGTGTGGCAAGGAAACCACTACAAGAACGAACCATTCATATACGGGCTGACCATAGAGCTACAAAATTAAAAACTCATGTAATGATAACTTATGAAAAGTAACATTCAAAATTTCATAAAGGCGTCGGGCGTCACGGTCGTTAGGGACACCAAAGCGCGACCGCCTCCCGTGCGGGCGACGCCGCCGCCACCACCGAAGAAGACGAACGCGATGAACACGCGTCGTCTGAGTTTCTCCCCGCCTCGCGCACGCGCCGTGCGTGCGATGAGTTCGTCGCCCGTGCGAAGAGGTCCCGGTTCCCCCATGGTCGTTTTCAAAACACCTCAGAAGAATGCGAGGGCACCCGTCACGACGCCACCGCGTCCGAAACCAGTGACGGGGAAACTGTCGACGACGCCGTTCGAATACAAGTTGGTGAATATGAGTTCGAGACACGAGGGTGCGAACTTGAAACTGCGCTCGGCGCTGGTCAAGAAACCAAAACTCACGTTTGAACCGATCGTCCATGGACGAAGGCGCTACCGCGTTCGAATGCAAACGACGTACGCCATGCGAGGGGTCCAGACGCTCGCGAAACACGACGCGGGGATCTCGAAGATCGCCGGAAACGCGGGCGAAGCCGACATCACGAACATCCGGTTCCGCGTTGAACTCGTGGACGAAAAGTCCAAGACGTACACGGTGGACGTCTACGCCTACAAGACGGGTTCGGTGCGCATCACCGCCGCGGTACCCAAAGACGACGTCGGCGTGCTCTCGAAGGTTCGAGATTGGGTGATGTACAACTATCTTCCGAGACGAAAAGTGCTCTTGTCGCGGCTGGAACTCAGAAGCGTGAACGCGCAGTGGAGACACAACGGCACGTTCAACCCGTCAACCGCGCTGCGGTACCTTCACAACACCCGAAAGAATGCGCTGAGTTACGAACCGGAGATGAAACAATATTTCATTCAGTTCAAAATCAGAGAACACACCGTGCAACTGTACCCGGGCGGAAGCGTCACGCTCACGGGGTCGAAATCGCTCGAGGCGGTCAAGCGCGGGTACGCCGCGGCGAACGTGGTTCTGTACCAGATGTTCAGAGACGGTATCATTCGAACGTCCAACACACCGTTCGCGTCGTCGCCCAAGCGTCCGAAGAAGCAACGGGCGGTGGTCAACGCCCCGACCCTGTCGTGGGTGGGCTCGACCCTTCACGTCGGGTCGAAACCGTGTACGTCCAAACACGTGAAGAAGGCGGAACTCGTGGCGGTGGCGAAGAGTTTGGGAATCATGCACGAGAAGATGAAGAAGGAGGATCTGTGCAGGGCGATCGAGCGCGCGTACCCGAAGAACGGTTCGCGATCACCCGCGAGGAACAGTCGGGTACCGGCGCGACCCGATCTCACGGTGACGGGCATTCGGAATGATCTCGTCGCGATGTTCGGAAAGACGTGGATGCAATCGTTCGGCAAACGCGCTCGAAGGGACTTGCCGAGAGACGTGAAGAACGTCATGAAGGCGTTGTCTCTGCTCAAGGGCGATCACCTCAACGCGTACGGACAACCGAAGAAGACGATCGCGGACGCGCTCAAGAAATACTTGGTCAACGTCTTGAAGGACGCCCGTCGCGAGAGGTACACGCAGGAGGTGTTGTTTGAATCGATCGTCAGTGCATGAAAATGAATGTTGTAATATAGTAATGTTCAAGTACATACGTCGAGACGTTCTCACTCGACTGAAAGATCTCGAATTTCGTGGACGACCGCTCGTCGTCGACGAAAATCAAACCGTGTGGCAAGAGTCCATACACGACAAACTCGTGGAGTGTCTCATCGAAACCGCGTGCGATTACATCGAGTGGGGGCGACACAGGCGAGACGGGAAAGTGATGTCGAGACTGGAGCGACGATACATGTTCACCCCCGACTTTTACGCGAGCGACGACCCACGGGCGTGGTTGGAGGCGCACCGAACCTCGGACGAGCACGAACTCATACTGTACGTGTTGGAACATTATGAATTCATGGAATCGAGCGTGCACATGGACAAAATCACGTACATCCTCGGCGCGCTGACCCACGACCGGGAATTTAATTTTTCATAGGCTCGGCGATGCGGTTGAGGATCGTCGTGTGAAATCCCCAGTCGTACTCTGGGAACTCCTCTTTGATCATCTGCGACACAGCGAGCGCGCGGGACAGTTGGGACACCTTGGTCACCTCACTCTCCATCTCGAGACGGCGGAATTCCGTGTCGAGTTGTTTGAACCGGCGAATGCGTTCGGGTGTGATGCGGTCTTGTTGCATCGCCTGTTCGGGATTCGTGGGCGCTTGGTCTTTGTTCTCGAGGGCGAGGAACAGTGCGATGGCGATGAATATCAGAGCCAGCATGTACTATTGACAAACTTATTTTTTTTGAATCACGTACAGGTGCGTGTCGGTGTCGTCGTCCTCGATGAAGAAGGCGTGGGCGATCTGCTCGCTCTGACGAAACATGGAATCGATGATTTTCCAATTTTCGAGAATGCACACGTCCTCGACGACGACCGTGCCCCCCGAACGCACACGCGGAAGGATGGAGAGCACGGAGTTCACGTCGGCTGTGATTTGATGGAGTCCGTCGATGACGACGAAATCAAACTCCTGTCCGGGGAAGATGGCGTCCACGGTCGACCGCTGGAGTTGATCGACCCACTGAGTGGTGATGCGATCCTCTTCGAACAGAATGTCTTTGTCGATCTCGACTCCGAACACCCGACTGTCCTTCACGAAATCCCTGAACGCTCGAAGGGACGACCCGGGTGTGGAGTCGAAATCGGCGTCTTGCTTGTAAAAGTACATGGTCGACGCGAACGCGGGATTTTTCGTGCCCAATCCAAACTCGAGAATGTCGATGTTGGATTTGTCACCGAGCGCGTGGGCGTAGAACTTGTAGTACTTGTGAATGAATTTGTCCGAACCGTGCTTTTCGAACAGCGCGCGAATCTCTTCCTCGCGGTCGCTGGCGAATTCCTTGATGTGACGCATGGTCGGGGTGTACCCGGTCAGGGACAGGCATTCGAGGAAATTGTCCACGATGTTCGACGCGCCTTCGATCCAAAACGAGGCGTGGTCCTTCGCACCCGTGGATCTAAAATATTTAGAGAGACCGGTGAGGGAAATCTGTTCGGGGTACATGACTGAACTGAATTACACTATTGCAAAATCTTTAACAAGTCGTTCACCTTCCACACGTGATTGTAAAACTCCTCGACGCACTCCACGCTCGGTGGGTGCGTGATTTCTAATTCTACTTGGTAACTCACGTCTTCCTCCGCGTCCGGGTCGGAGACGTCGCCCTTGGAGATCGTCATGTCGATGGACAATCCCTTGCGAACGAACGACACGCGCTGTTTGATCTTCTTTCTGTTCATCTCGTACTGTCCTATCACGGGGGTCTCCGTGCTGATGGCGAATCGAACGTCTAACGGCGCCCCCGCGTGCGTGAAATCTTCCTTGAGCACGGGCGCCTTCTGCACCATCAACTGTCGACCCGTCTCGCCGTCGACGCTGATTCGAATGCCGTACTCGTCGTTGTAATAGACGTCCGTCGTCGACGCGCGCTGGGACTCCCACCCGTCGTATTGACGGAGTCCCGCCATGAGGGCGTTGAACGTCTCGGCGCCGACGTTCGTGTCGAAAAACGTTCCATTCTTCCGTCCGAGTCGTATCTCGACCTCGACGTGAGGGGCGTTTTTGTATTGCTCGAACGTGTCGTGCGTGGCGTCGACGATCGCTTGGACGTCCATTTTGGTCTTGTGTTCCATTCTCACGTCGTGTTTAAGTAGACCATCAGGTAATGCCCGTCCATCTCTGGTTTGGTTGATTTCGTGACGGTGTCGTCGTCGACCAGTGACCACTCGTCGTTCGAGTCACGAACCAACGCGGCGTAATGTCCACCCCACTGCACGCCCCCGTGTATGGCGGACGCGACGAGCATGTACGTAAGTCCGCCGACCTGTATCGTCGACACGGGTTTCACCCGACTCTTCTTGTCGAACGACACGATGAATATCTTCGGCATTTTCACAAACACCGATCGCGTCGACGCGACCCTGTGTCCGTCGTAATCGTCCAAGATGGTCCACTCGACCGTCTTGGCGAGCATCTTCTTCATGTCACTGGAACCATCGTCGCTGAGAATGTGCACGCCGAACGTCTCCTCTTGGTCCGATCGACCGCCCGGGAACACGGTCTCCTGTTTCTTCGTGCCGTAGAACCAGTGTTTGATGCTCGGCACGCTTCGCTCGAGAATGTCCACGATACACAACACCGCCTCTTGAACGTCGTGTTGTCGTCCGGGATCGAACCTTGGAAATCGGTCCGTGAACGCGCGCAAGAGGACGACGGGATCGATCGGGTAGTTCTCGTCGTCCCAGTACCCTCGAACGAATTTGGTGTACAGAGTCGTGAACGCACAGTCACCCTCGTACCCGACGCGCATGAAATGATCCGTGAGCGGCGCGACGTGCAACAGGCATTGGAGGGAGGTGTTGAACCAACACGTGTTACCGGCGTTTATCAATCCACGGGTCATTCTCTTTCTTACAACATCGATCGCGCTAAGTCTTTAAAGTCGTCCAACTGAAGGTTCTCCTTGATGTTCACGAGTGTGCGATAGTACGTCCGTCTGTTGTTTGGGAAATTTTTATCGGTGCGCTCGAACTGTGGAATCCACGCATCGCGGTGTGTGTCGTACGCGCACTCGACCACCATCCCACTCTTGAACCATGGCTCGTTCGCCGGTGTGTCTAACTCGTACACGGGTTTGCCTTTGTCTTGCAGATACATTCTCCACACCGTTCGGGTGTGGTCCCACTCGAGTTTGAAATCGATCGTGTTCTTCTCTAGATTTTTGTATTTGAACATCGTCTCATGGGTGCCCATCTTCACGTGCTCTCGAACCGGAATGAATATCACGCCGTCCACCTTGACCCCCGACGCCACCACACTGGGCAAGTACTCGTCCGCGAATCGCACGAAATCCGCAAACACGTGAAACTGTTTCAGTCGGAGTTTGTACGGATCGTTCGTCATCGATATCACTTGGGTCATGAATTCTTCCATTCGTTCGAGTCTGGAGAGAAAGTCGAGGTGCCCGCACGCCGTGCCGTTCATGTATATCGCGTCGAACACGTAGAGGTGTGCGCCCAAGAACTCGGCGTCGAGGATCGTGCCGTCGTACGCCTTCGGACCCAATCGAAGGGGGATCTCGACGATGTCGTACGCGCGGTTGACCATGAACACCTTTCGCTGTTGACCGATACGGCAAGCCACGACAAACTGTCTGAGTCCGTCGGTCTTCTCGGTGACGACGTAATCGTTCGACGTCAGCGTGCGAAAGTGTCGTCGCTCGATGCTGATGGGTTGGCATCCGGGGAACCTGTCGGGGTTGCTTCCGAACACCCACGACACGAAGGACACGACATGCGCGTGCACGGGGGAATCGCGAGGAACGATCATGTGTGTGTTACAATGACGTCAAGTCTCTAAGGGGGCAGTCGTTCGGACACCTGAACTTTGTAAAATGTTCGACACGCACTCGTGGGCGAAAGTCATAGTCACCGTGGCGGCTGTGTATGCGACGACCTTCACGCCCTGTTCTCGTAATTTTTCAAACATCCGACCGGGTTTACCCGCGACAATCTTGTCCACCTTTTTCCGAACGTTTTTGCAATTCATCACCCACGTCTTCGCTTCCGTGCTGTTGATGGACCAGAGACTGGGTGACATCTCTTGTCGAACGCTCGTGTCGAACTCGAGCGCGCGCTGGTGCGTGGGTTCGGTCGTGTTCTCCTTGGTCACCTTTGAGAATCGATCCCAGTCGATCTTTTCCTTCGCCGCCGGGAACACGAGGACGCCGACCCCCTCGAGCGCGCGATCCTTGCAAAAGTAATCGATCGTCGCCTCGTCGATGTTGACGCCGTAATGAATCATGACTATGCGATCGCACGTCTTCATGCGGTCCTGAATCACGTCCGCGATTTCGAACGGGTCGTCGTTCACGAAACACAGTTCATTTTGAATGCCCGCGCGAATGGTTCGGATGTTCAACTTGAGCACGGTGTGAAGGGTCTTCACGTGCGCGGCGGAATTCCTGGTGACGATGACGGTGGTGAACTTCATTTACATCATGCTACGGTCTCGCTTTTAAGCCGGTCGTCCATTTTCGCCACGAAAGGTAAGTTCCCGACGTGTCCGAGCGTCGTGTGCACGTGCGCGTACACCTTGCCACCGATCTGTTGCCATCGCCGGGAGAAACTGTAGTCTTCGCTCAGGTATCGCTTGGAGTCCGGGTCGATCATGCAGTCGAACAGGGCGTAGTAGTTCTTAAAGTCGGCATTCTGATGGTCGTTGACACAATACAGTTCCGGGTAGGCGTCGTGCATTTTCGTCACGACGTCTCGCTTGATCAACAGGAAACCGGTGGCGGCGTCGAGCACCTCCACGAACCCGTTCTCCACCGGACGACTGGACGCGCCGAAATTTATCACCAACGATGAACTCAACATGATGGGCGATCGGGTGTCGTTCTCTCTCACCGCCTTGTCCAGTTGATCCCACATGATGACTTTTTTCGGGTACACCGCACAACTCACCTCGTGACCACCCTCGAGCAGAGAGATGACCGATTGTGGATCGAACTCGATGTCGGCGTCGATGAATAAAAAATGCGTCGCGTCCGTCTTTTGGTAAAACCTCGCGAGCGCGACTTGTCTCGCGCGCTGCACGAGTGACTCGTTCTCGGTGGTGTCGAGGTACATTTGAATCCCCTTCTTCATGAGAAGGATCTGTAACCGAACCATCGACGTGAAATATTTGTCGAGGCATTGTCCGCCATAGCACGGGGTGCTGACGAAAAGTTTGATTTCTTCGTTGGACATGGTTTATTGAAATTACATCTTAGACTCTAAGTGGGTTTTTACGATCGTTTCGATTTTGTTGAGGGTCGGCACGCTGAGACCACACACCTCACACACCTTCGCCTTGGAGACGTGCTCGTGTAGCACCATGTAAATGCACGTCGACGCCACGCTCTTCGGCGTCTTCGACATCAATTCCACGCAATCCTCGATATCCGTACACAACTTGTTACACGCGAACCGTTGGTCCTTCGTCGTCTCGAAATTATTCAAGAGTCGTTGCATGATATCTCGAGGTTTGGTCGCCGACGACGTCTGCTGCGGCTGCTGCTGTTCCACGGTTCCTCGCAACACGTCTCGAACCAACTGCGCCGTGCGCGTGACGTCTTTGATGTCGATGTGAAACATCAACGCTATTTCCTCCGCGCTCCTCGGGAAGGAGTGATACTTACAACTCAACAGCACACAGTTGGCTTTCACCCCCTTCCGCACACCACCCCTCGTCAGTTTTTCGCCGGTGAAAAATTTGTAGAATCGCTTCGCGTCCGTCAAGATGTTCTCGGGTAGGTGCAGGTGACACGCCTCGTCTATCTCTTTGTACGCGTGGTACAGCGTGCGATCCTTGTGATTCATGCTCATGTGTAAGTTGATCCGAGACAGTCGACGGTTCTCGTATCTCGACACCTTCTTCGCCGTCGTCGACATCACGGTCGACTTACCCCACGACGCGCTGAACAAATCCGGGTTCGCGTTCGGGTGAATGCACCGACTCGGGTCCGATACCCGACCGTCATCCGTGAGTCCACTCGTCCACTCCGGACTCTGATCGATGTACGAATCCTCCACGAGCCCACACACCGAGCACGTGGGCAACCCCTCCGGAGATATCACCTTGATCCCGTGACATTCCACACAAAAATTCTTGACCGTGAGTTGTGCCGGCTTTTCTTCGTTTTCGTTTTTTAAAAGTGCGTCGACGTCGGACCAAATTGCAGCCAGCATGTTGGTACT